CGAACGGGTGGCGGCCTTCTTCCGGCGCTGGCAGCAGCAATGGGAGGAGTACGCGCAGCGCGACCAGGGGGCGCTCCTACGGGCGCTGTACGCGGATCCGCTGAAAGTTCTGTGGTTGGGCAATGAATGGAACACGTTCCCCAAATACTGCAAAGGTCTTGAGACTGCCGGCTTGATGCACTATCCGGGGGATGCGCGGCGGTGGAAGGGGATGATTCCAGGGCGGATCGACAGCTCGGAGGCGTGGGCGATGGTGCGACAGTTCGAGCACAGGACGAAGAAATGACTTTCTTCTGGAACGGCCAGGCGCTGCAATATAGGGAATGATGATGGGTATGCCGAATCCGCGACCCGCGGTTGTTTTTTCACAACCGCGAACGGGTAGCACTTTTCTGACCCATTGTTTGAGCAATCATCCTGATATATTTTGTTACCGGGGAGAGGCTTTACACGGGGGAGGTATATGGCTAACTCAGGCGAAAGTCGCTCCGGTTGACCTATTGAGATGCCTATTGCACCAACCGCACTATGTCGTGAGCATGTGCGAGGTCACCACACATCAGATGAGCCTCCCATCGGTCTGGGAATATTTGGTAGAGCTACAGCCAAAAGTGATCCATCTATACCGAAAGAACGTTGTGCGCCAGGCAGTGGATATGGAATTGGCAAGAACTCATCTCCAATCCAGGCATTCAATGGTTGAAGTGCCGAGAATCCAAATGAGGATGGCATCGGATGTGGTGCTGAGAATTGCACAGGCGCGAGTCCAAACGACGATGGAATTATGCAAACGCTACCGGGCATTTTTTGCCGACGTACTTGATCTATCCTACGCTGAGATTGTGGGGGGAGAAGGGATGGTAGCTGAGGCCATTCCCAAAGCGACGACAAGCCGCATCTGTAAATTCCTGGAAGTGCCCAGGGCAGTGATGGGTTGCCGACTGAAGGCCATCAATCCACAGCCCCTTCGGGTGATTTTGGTCAATTGGCCGGAGGTAAAGAAGGCGATTGCTGCGAGCGAATTCGCGTGGTGCCTGGAGGACGAGGGGCGATGATCGACATCGTGGTGACGACTTGCGAACGTCTCCCATTGCTGAAGCGAACGCTTGAGCATATCTGGGAACGCACCACGATGCCCTACCGGCTGCAGGTCATTGATGACGCTTCGAGCAGGGATACCGCCGAGTATCTGAGAATGCTGCAGGCCGAGGGCAGGGTCGCGCGGGTTCGACTGCACACGCACAGGGTTGGCATATCAGCGCACTTGCGAACGATGGAGCGGATCACGACGTCGGACCCGGTCGTATTCACCGACGATGACATCCTCTTGCCGAGGCTGGAGCCCGATTGGCTCGCGCAGGGGTTGGAGGCGATGGCGCAATTTCCTGAGCTGGGTCTGCTGGCATTGAATACGCCGGGATGTAATGTGCGCCAAAGTCGCGGCATGGTAGTGCCAGGAGATCCGGTGACGTTGTGCCGCAACGTTCCGGGCTCGTTCGTGTTTGCGCGGCGGGCGGTGCTGGCCACGTGCTGCCCGCCCGATGGGATCCAATCACCTGTGAAGATGATGTGCCGGATGGCCAGAGAGCATGGCTGGCAGGTTGGATACTTGACGCACGTATATTGCCAGCATATCGGTGCCATCTCAGTGCGCAGTAGCAAGGATTTGAGTAGCGAACTCGAACTCGTGTTGCCCCTTGACGGCGACACACTGGAGCCGCCGGAGGAGTTCAGGCGATGAAGATCGTAGCAAAACCGCTGATGCATCCCGGGGAAATTCAGGCGCTGCACACATTGATCGCGGAGCGGAAGCCAGGGCGGGTGCTGGAATGGGGCGGCGGGGGCAGCACGCTGTATTGGCCCGCCAAGTATCCAGAAATTGACTGGGTGACGATCGAGAGCGAGCCGGAGTGGTACGCAGCGTTGAAACCCAGGGTGCGGGAGAGCGTGACATTGCTGCACCTGGGGCCGCCGGACGTGTATTCGGTCACTCCCATGGCCATCGGGACGTTCGACTTGATCATCGTGGATTGCAAAACCTGGCGGGTGGAATGCCTGGACAACGCGCGCAATCTGTTGAATCCGGGCGGCGTGGTGGTCCAGCACGATTCGTGGCAGCCGCGCTGGCGGCCCGGATGGAAGTATTACGGCGAACCGGTGCAGCTCGTCGCCCCAAGGACGAGGGGGAAGCGGCGCGGGCTGGTGATGTTCGACAAGCCCAGGCCGACGAAGGTGTTTGGGGTCGGCCTATCGCGGACGGGGACGGTGTCGCTGAATGCGGCGCTCAATCTACTAGGCTACAAGGCGAAACACTTTCCGGCCCCGCTGCAGGTGGTCGCGGCGGCGGAAAAGTACGGCGCGCTGACAGATACGCCGGTGTGCCAGTACGTGGAGATATTGGACCGGCTGCACCCGGGCGCGAAGTTCATCCTGACGGTGCGGGACGAGGAAGGATGGCTGGATTCGTGCCTCTGGCACTGGGCGGGCCGGGAGCCGACGACGGCGGGCTGGCGCTGGAATCGCCGCGCCGTGTATGGAATCGAGACCTTCGACGAGGCGGTGTTCCTGCGGGTCTACAGAGAACACACGGAGCGCATCACGCGTTACTTTGCAGATCGCCCGGGTAAACTACTGGTTTTGAACGTGTGCGCCGGTGAGGGATACGAACGGCTATGTCCGTTCCTGAATCTGCCGGTGCGGGACGAACCGTTTCCGCGCCGGAACGTGGGGGAAACGAAATGAGCGAAACACCTGCTCGAGCAATTCTAAACCTGGGGGCGGGGCACAAGATCATCGTGGGGGCGGTCAATCACGACCTCTATAAGCACAATCCGCGGATTGACGTGACGCACGATCTGAATATCCTCCCCTGGCCGTGGCCCGACGAGTCTTTCGACAAGATCGTAGCGTTGGCGGTGCTCGAGCACCTGGACGTGGACCTGATGGCGGCGCTGAATGAATGCCATCGCATCCTCCGACCAGGTGGCACTCTGAGGCTTAAACTCCCTCTGTGGAACTCAGATAAGGCGCACGACGATCCCACACACCGGTGGTATTTTACGGTGCGATCGCTGGACCAATTCTGTCCGAATACGCGGCGGGGAAAGCAGTATGGATTCTACACGTCACGCAAATGGCGCTATATAAAGAAGCCAGTCATCAACAAAGCTAAAACGTCATTTTACGTGGCGTTAGCGCCCATCAAGCAGGAGGCACGATGAACAGTTGCGGGATCGTGGTGATGCGGGGAGGCGGGAAAATCTCCATGAGCAGCGCGCGCAGGCAGGGATTGCCGGTGCAAAAGGGCGGCAACTGGTCGCTGCCCTGGGGGCGCACGCTGTTCGTGAGCGCGGATTATACCATTCCATGGGACCTGCTGCCCTCCGCGTTCCACTTCCTGGAGCGCTGGGATGCGGCGGCACCGTTGTGGCGGTACGGCGTGCTGGCTGAAAACCTCGGTACGGGGACGGAACAGAAGCGCACGAAGGCGGTGACGCTCGATCTGCGGCTGCTGGTGTACGAGCCGGGGCTGCTGTTCGTGAAGGCGAATGAAGAAGGAATGGCGCTGATGAAGGCGTGGCGGGCGGAGTGCCGATTCGGGAACGAGCGGCTGGCGTTCCTGCGGGCGTTGCACATGGTCAAGCCAAAGTTCTGCGCTTTGCCGCGCTCCTGGCTGGCGGAGGAGGAGTACAGGGCAAAGCACGACGTGGCGACGCAGCGGAACATCCGCAAGACGGTCAAGCCGCTGGTGAAGGTGGAGATCGCGCCGGGGCGCTTCGTGAAATGTCACGCGGGGGATGAGGAGAAAGTGAAAGAGCATTATTCCCGCCTGCAGCGGGGGAGAAACCAGCAAGAACCGACGAAGAGAAAGAAACGCAAGCCGGCCCAGGACAAAATGAGGCGACCGGAGGAGGACAAGAGCGGTGGCTGATTTTTGCACGAAGCAGGATGTGGAGAATCTGCTGCAGATTAAGATTTCGGGCGATGACAAGATCGCATCGTGCCGGCGAGCGATCAGCGAGGCGACGGAGGCGATCCGCAACTATTGCCACCAACACATCGAACTGGTGACCGACGACGAGATCACGCTGGACTGCGCGGGCGGGACGAAGCTGTTTCTGCCGGAACTGCCGGTGGTCAGCGTCGCCGAGGTCATCGAGGACGACGAAACCCTGACGGTGGACGACGATTATAAGTTGGGGCAATGGGGAATCCTCCACCGCGTGGCCACCGACTGGACGGCGGGGATACAGATTATCACGGTCACCTACACGCACGGATATGACGCCTACGACTCGCTGCCGGACGACATCGTGGCGGTGGCCACGCGGGCGGCGGCCAGGGTGTACCAGGTGGGGCTCAGGGCATCCGATACGGAGGGAGTGCCGGGAGTTTCGGCAAAGAGCCTGGGAGACTTTTCCGTGTCCTACGCGAGCGAGGTGGGCGGGGGCGTGGGCGAAGGGCTGATGGGGGTCAGCGGGGCCAGGATGTTGCTCCTCAGCGAGAAGGACATCCTGGACCGGTACAGGTACGTGATGCAGTGAAAGGGAGTAGGGAGTAGGAAGTAGGGAGTATGATCGAATGAGACGATTGTACCTGGTGCTCGCTGGTGGCTGGCGCTGTGGGCGCTGTGGCGAGTTTAACAGTGATGATGCCTTCTGCTGCAGAAGGTGCGGGGCGAGCCGATGAGCGTGTTCGAGTCCACGGGGCAGTGATACATGAAGCGCGAAATGAGTACGATCGGAGAGGTGGCGAGTGTGATCGCCAACTCTGTCGGCAAGAGTACGGGTGAAATGATCCTGTCAGCGGTCAGGGCGGCATTCCCCCCGGACCACCCGGAAGTGCTGTTTGTGGAGTGGCTGGTTGCGAATTCTGGACGGCTACGTGAGGCGTGCGCGGAGTTGGACATCGAGCCGCCAGAGCCCGGGCCGAGATTCTATCAGCGCTTGAAGACGGCAGTCACGGCAAAGTTGGGTCAGGATGAGTGTATTCGAGAGTCTGCTGAATAACACGTTCACCGTGGAGAGGCGGGCCAGGGTGGGCGATGGGCAGGGGGGATGGACGATCACGTACATCGCGGCGGGGACGATGTACGGGCGCATCCGGCCGGCGACGGCGAACGAGCGTGTGGTGGCGGATGCAGAGCAGGAGCAGATCACGCACGTGCTGTATGTTCTCGCCGGCGAGGACATCGCGCGCGGGGACCGGGTGACGTGCGGGGATTTGACGGTTGAGGTATTGGGCGTGCGGGAGCCATCGGAGGCGGGGCATCATTACGAGGTCGATTGCCTGGAGCGGCAAAAGGAGATTGCGACGTGACCTGGAGGATTCACACGGGAGACCGGACCCACGGTCACCATCCTTCAGCGGGTAGGATGCCAATGCCCGGATTATCCTTCTCTCGCACAGGTCATCGCCGCCGGCACCAATGAGATTATAGCGGAAATAATGCATTATGTCAACAGCAATCGCGGAATGGAACCAGCGTAAGGTCGTCGCGGCGGTCAAAGCGGAGGTCGCGGCCAACATGGAGATCGCGGCGACGGTGGTGGAAGTGGACGCGCGGCGGCGGTTGCTGGCCATAGTAGAACCGGAGTTTGGCCGGGCCTACCGGCGCGTGCTGGCTCTGTACCGGCTGATTAGCCGGGTGGTGGTCGGGGAGAACGCGATTGAGGGGCAGGTTGGGATCCCGCCGGGGAAGGAGGGCGGGGATTATGGATTTTGGATCGAGGTGGGCAGCCACACGTATGCGGCGCAGCCGTGGCTACGGCCGGCGCTGATGGATAACTTGAAGGACATCGTCAGACTGCTGGCAGGGAGGTGAGCTTATGGCAACAGAGTTGAATCAGGCGCGCGCTCAGGTCGAACGGACGTTAAAGCTGTGCGATTCAGAGACGGCGGATGCGCTCATCGGGTCGCCGCAGCCGGACGAGTACGGCACACTGGTGCGAGGCGTCCGCGCAGCGTACATGATGCTGTGGACGCTGGCCAGGAGCAACGGGATGAGGGAGACCAAAGCCATCCTGACAATGGGCGCGGAGATGCTGACGATCCTGTTGACCATCGTCCACTACGCCTACGCGCTGGGGCTCAAGCGCGGTAGGGAGAGTGGATGAGCGTCACGGAGGCGATTTACGACGCGCTGGCGGGGGACGGGACGCTGACGACGATGCTGGCGACGTACGGCGGCGAGCCGGCGATCTTCACGACCGACCCGGCTCCAGGGGACGCGGTGCTGCCGTATATCGTAAGCGCCGGCGAAGTGGCGCAGACGCCGTGGGACACGAAGACGACGCGGGGACGGGTGGCGATTCGGGACGTGCGCTGCTACACGGACGCGACGGGCAGCGCGGTGGTGGTGGAGACGATCGCGGAGCGGGTGCGGGCGCTGTTGCACCGGCAGACGCTGACAATTTCGGAGTTCGAGTGTGTGATAGCGGACTGCTCGGGGCCGGTGGCGGCTGACGGGCAGGATGCGTACGGGCGGATTGTGTCGGTCCGTCTGACGATTGAGGAAGAGTGACGCGGATTTCAGGACAACAACGGATCACTACAACGGATTTAGAAAAGAACGGATAGGGGGCTGGAGAAATGGCTATGAACGGAACTGACGTACTGTTGCTAGTGAATATTGGGACGGCGGCTGTGCCAGAGTACGATGCGGTCGGAAGCCAGCGCGACGTGACGTTCGACGAGGCGACGGAGGAGATCGACGTCTCGTCGAAGGACAGCCGTGCCAAACGGGTGCTACCTGGCCGGTATTCATCGTCGCTGTCGCTGGACGCGCTCTACGTATGGACCGACGATGCCTATCGCGCATTGCGTGACGCGATGCGGGATGGCGAGCTGATCCTCGTAGCGCGTGAGGACGACAGCACGACCATCGAGACGGGGGATGCGCTGATCACGTCGCTCAGTGAGTCCTTCCCCGATCAGGGCGAAGGGACAATCTCGATCAGCATGACCATCGACGGCTTCTGGACGGAGTTGGAGAGCTGATGCCAGGCGCACGAGGTGAAGCGACGATACAGGCCGGCGAGCGCGAGGTGCAGATCCTCCTCACGAATCGGGCACTGGCGGAGGTCGAGACGCAGCTCAAGCGCTCGATCATCGCCGTGGCGCAGGGCTTTGCCGAGGGCACAGCCGGGGTCACAGAGTGCGTGCACCTGCTGCGGGCCGGGATGCAGGCGGCGCGGCGGGATGCGCACGAGGGCGGCGGCAGGGTGTCGCTCGGCGATGCGTTCCAGGTGCTCGACGAGGCCGGATTCTCGGCGGTGATCACCGCGGTGATGG